CACAAGCAGACCGGAGAGAAATTCCAGGTGAATCGTGTTGCTAACGGCAAGGGATTCGACGGCACCGATCACAATATCACCAAGATCGGTTAAGGATATTATCCGAATGAGTCTCGTTTCCAGAACTGCGGATCTGTACTACACCTTTCGCTTCCTGAAGCTATTGGTGACTCCGTGGACAGAGATGGATGCGTACAAACTCGGCATCATCGACGACAACGGCACGGTCCTGAAGAAATCCGCTCAACTCAAGACCTCAGAGGAACGTACTGCATACACACTATTCCATCGCCTGGTCTTTAACATCAAGAAGACTCTCGAGAAGATTCCATTCGGCAAGTCTAGGATCGCGTCGTATGCTGCTGCCCTGTACCTCCTGAAGGAAAACTATGGAGTGTCGGAGGAATCGTTCCGTGACATGTTTGATGTTAAGCAGTACCTGTCCGAATCTTCCTGGATGCTGTCAGGGAACGTTCTGAAGTCTGGCAGGTACACTCTCGCAAATTCGGTTCCGTTCACTCGCACCGGTGAATACATCGTGCAGGCCGGAACGACCATTGACATCACTGAGGACGTGCAATCTGTTGGAACGGTAATCGATGTACCAGTCTTCGAGATTTACATGGCGCAATTCGGGCAGTATATTACGGTTGCGCCGGGCGACTTAAGCTGACCATGAAAGACTTCAAGACATTCATGAACGAGGAGAACGGAGCAGGTGCGATCGCCAATGTCACCGGTGATAGCCAGCACATGGCAATGCCTCCGGCAGTCGATCACGGGATCCAGAGACGGTACAAAGTCTTCGATGTGGATCCGGACACCTTTCGCAAGTTTCGCACCGGTCGTGTCAAGTTCGAACGCTGGACGAAATACCTCAATTTGCAGGACGAAGCCCACCGGAGCATCTACGATTATGCGTACAAAAATCGCAATCGTGGACATGTCATGGTGCTGAGAGATCAATCCACCGGAGCACTTCGTTCGATTCGACGCAGATCATCTGACGGTTACTGAAAAAGTCCGGCGTATAGATATACGACCGGCAGATACTTTGTGATGTACTTGCGTGCGTGTGCTGGATAGTATTCTTTACTATGCTGCTGAACTGGGCTCATCACATTTAATTTCCATACTCTCATGATTTTTGAAGAACAGATCTCACGTAAACCTGACCATTATCCGTGGACCGAAGAGTTCATCACAGCCATGCACAATGGCTTCTGGACCGATAAGGAGTTCAATTTCCAGAGTGATGTTCAGGACTTCAAGACCGAACTGACCCCTCAGGAACGCGAGATGGTCTCTCGTTGCCTCTCGGCGATCGGCCAAATCGAGGTTGCCGTAAAGTCGTTCTGGGCGAAGGTCGGCGAGAACCTTCCGCATCCTTCGATCACCGACCTTGGCTATGTGATGGCCAATGTTGAGGTGATCCACAATAACGCATATGAGCGGCTTCTTCGAGTCCTGGAGATGGAGCACATCTTCGAGGAGAACATGAAGCTGGATATCATCCAGGGTCGTGTTCAGTACCTGCGTAAGTACCTCAAGAAGCATTATAAGGATGCGCGCAAGCAGTACGTGTACTCGCTCATTCTTTTCACCCTTTACGTCGAGAACGTGTCGTTGTTCAGCCAGTTCTACACCATCAACTGGTTCAACCGTTATCGTAATGTCCTGAAGGATACTTCTCAGCAGGTTGCCTATACCTCGCGCGAAGAACTCATCCATGCCCTCGTCGGAATCAAGCTCGTCAACACGATCCGTCAGGAACATCCTGAGCTGTTCGACGATGAGCTGATCGAGCGTATCCGTCACGAGTGCGAGGAAGCGTACAAGGCCGAGGCGAAGATCATCGATTGGTCCGTAAACGGATACAAGGGTGACGGTCTCAATTCCGATATCCTGAAGGAATTCATCAAGAACCGTCTCAATGAGTCGCTGGTTCAGATCGGAATCAAGCCTGTCTTCGAGAACCTCGATCAGAGTCTGCTAGATAAGACTGTGTGGTTCGATGAGGACGTTCTGGGAAATACCGCAACGGATTTCTTCTTCAAGCGGCCGGTCGAATACTCAAAGAAGGCACAATCATTCCAGTCGTCTGATATCTTTTGATCATGAAATACTATTGGCTCAATGAAGATTCCCGCTTGTTTCTTGAACGCGGGTATCTGACTCCAGGTCAAACTCCGGAAGAACGTATTCGCCAGATCTCCATCGCAGCAGAGAAGATCCTCTGCATCGAGGGATTTGCCGACAAGTTCGAGGACTACATGTCGAAGGGATGGTACTCGCTCTCGTCTCCGATCTGGGCCAACTTCGGAATTCAGCGTGGACTTCCAATCTCTTGCTTCGGATCGCACATCTGTGATAAGCTCGAGTGCATCCTTGAGAAGACCGCTGAGGTCGGAATGATGACGAAGATGGGCGGAGGTACCTCTGCGTACTTCGGCGCTCTTCGTCCTCGTGGAAGTGAGATCTCGACCGGAGGAAAGTCCTCAGGTCCGGTGCATTTCATGGAAATGTTCGAGACGACCACGAACGTGGTATCTCAGTCCAACGTTCGTCGTGGATCATTCGCCGCGTATCTGCCAATCGAGCATCCTGATGTTCTCGAGTTCTTGCAGATTCGGTCTGAGGGGCACTCGATTCAGAACCTTTCGATCGGAGTCACCGTCACTGACGAATGGATGAAGTCGATGGTTGCCGGCGACGAGAGCAAGCGAAAGATCTGGGGCAAGGTCATTCAGAAGCGTTTCGAATCCGGTTACCCGTACATCCTGTTCTCGGATAACGTGAACAACGGTGCACCGAAGGTATATCGTGACAACGACATGAAGATTCGAGCCTCCAACCTGTGCTCTGAGATCGCACTGGTGTCATCGGAGGATGAGTCGTTCGTGTGCAATCTGTCCTCGATGAATCTGCTCCACTATGATGAGTGGAAGGATACGGATGCAGCTGAGACTCTGACGTACTTCCTGGATGCGGTCATGACCGAGTTCATCAATAAAGTATCTCAGATGCCATTCATGCATGCTCCGCACCGGTTCGCGGTCCGTCAGCGTGCGCTTGGTATCGGAGTCCTTGGCTGGCACTCGTACCTGCAGTCCAAGATGATTCCGTTCGAGTCTTTTGAGGCGAAACTCCTCAACGTCCAGATCCACAAGCTCCTGCGCGATAAGACCCAGGCGGCGAGTCGAATGATGGCCCTTCAGTACGGAGAACCTGAGCTCCTGCGCGGTTATGGCATGCGGAATGTCACGACGCTGGCGATCGCGCCAACGACATCCTCGAGCTTCATCCTCGGTCAGGTATCTCCGTCGATCGAGCCACTCAACTCGAACTACTTCGTGAAGGATCTCTCGAAGGGCAAGTTCACCTACAAGAATCCTTACCTCGAGAAGGTACTCGAGAATTACGGAAAGAATGATCGTGCTGTTTGGCAAACCATCCTGGTCAGGGGTGGATCAGTTCAGCACCTCGATTTCCTTACTGAGAATGAGAAGGACGTCTTCAAGACCTTCGGTGAGATCTCGCAGAAGGAGATCGTCATTCAGGCTGCCGCTCGCCAGAAGTACATCGACCAGAGCCAGAGCCTCAACCTGATGATCCATCCGAAGTCTTCTCCGAAGGATGTCAATCAGCTACTCATCTTCGCCTGGGAGCAAGGTGTGAAGAGCCTGTACTACCAGCGCGGAACCAACCCAGCACAGGAGCTCGGACGCAACCTGCTCCAGTGCGCATCGTGTGAATCATGAAGATCCAATTCGAATGCAGCGTGTGTTCAGCAGTGTACACCGTGGCGTATAGCCAGCCGGACCCGGTGTACGACGACAACGATTATTCCGAGGACGTGGACATCACGATCGAAGAGTCCGAGGAAGATATCTACCCGGAGTTCTGCCCGTTCTGCGGTGCTCACGCCAGCGACGACGAGGACGACAAAGCAGAAGACGTGTAAACCAGATAGATAGTACCGTGTGGTACTATCGTAATGAGGTATATGATCCGGCGCCTGACACCTTGAACCCCAAGGTCGATGTCGGTTTCGTGTATCTCATTACGAACCTGGTGAATGGAAAGAAGTATATCGGCAAGAAACGTTTCTTCTCGTCTCGTTCGAAGAAGATTGCCGGTTCGACCAGAAAGAAGCGGACGAAAGTAGAGTCTGACTGGAGGGACTACTATGGTTCTAATTCAACGATCCAGGAGGACGTGAAGAACCTTGGACCTGATAATTTCCGACGAGAGATCCTGTACCTCTGCCGGTCTCTTTCCGAATGCTCGTATCTTGAGGCATACGAACAATTTACACGCAAAGCCATTCTGGATCCTAGCTATTACAACGATTGGCTGTCCGTCCGGGTTACCCGGAAGCACCTCAAAAATCTTAAGTTTTCTGATGTACAACCTAGCCAGACTGATGTAGGATCTGGGTAATGATTATCGCAGACTATTCAGGCATCGCGATTGCGAGCCTCTTCTCCCAGAAGATGGAGTTGTCCGAGGGGCTTGTTCGGCACATGATCCTTAACTCCCTTCGGATGTACAACCTCAAGTTCCGCGCCGAGTACGGCGAGATGGTGTTGGCGTGCGATGGCGGTAACACCTGGCGAAAGCAGCTGTATCCGCAGTACAAGGCAAACCGCAAGAAGAATCGCGAACAGTCGTCCGTGGACTGGCCCGAGTTCTTTCGGAT